TTTCGATGACCTTTTTAACTGTAAGATCGCTAGGGTCGAATGACATAACAACTCCGGGGTTACTGATATGGCTTACACCAAAAAGAAGAAGAAGCTCAAGAAGCCTAAGAAGAAAGCTACCCCAAAGAAGGGGTGCGGGCCAAAGAAGAAGGCGAGAGGGATGTACTGATGCCCATGAAGTCTAAGGCTCAGCGGGGATACCTCCACGCGAACAAGCCCAAGGTGGCCAAGAAGCTTGAGAAGAAGACCAAGAAGGGCAAGAAGCTGCCCAAGAGAGCCAGGAAGAAGTAGCTAAGCCTCAGCTTCCGGGACGCCAAACATCTTCAGCACCACATCCGGCAGCGACTCTACATCCTCTGCCTCGCCAAGAGGCACGATCTTGAAGTCCCCGTAGCTGCCGTTGCCCTGCCACTCAACGTCGCCGTAGACGGTTGAGGAGGGGTCTTCCTCCAGACGCTCGACGGCGTCGAGAAAAGCCTCATCAAGACTCTCCCCGACGCCGACGATGGTCAGTCTGAAATGGACGATTTTAGAACGGGAGGTCGTCTTCGGGTCCAAGGGCACTATCCGCTCCTGCCGACGCGGTGGAGAACACCTGTACGTCGTTCGCTACAACTTCGGTGATCCACTTGGTTTCTCCATCAACCTCATACTTCCGATTGTCAATCCGTCCATCAACCGACACGCAGTCTCCCTCTTGGAGATCCCGGATGTCGGTAATCATATTGCCCCAAACGGTAATGCGATGGACCGTAGAGAACGTCTTATCTCTCCACGCCCTGTTGGTGCGGACCCGGAAGCCCATCCTCTCCTTACCTTCGCCGCTCGAATGAATCGTGGGCGGCGCGTCTACGCGGCCCACGATGAGCGCCTTATTCATACTGGGATTGCTCACTACAATGCTCCTATCAATTTACTAACGTCGTCGTTGTTAAAACTGTTCCAGTGATACGAGAGCACCGCTGCCAGCCGACTCTGCTCTTCGCTGATGTCGGCGGTAGGTAGTGTCACATGACCACGGGAACGTACCGCAAGCACGTATAGGTCAAACGGGTCGCAACCCAGAATCTCCGATACCTGCCGAATACGAATCAGGTTGAAGGGAGCCCTGCGGCCCCTCTCAACATCCGATACGTAAACCTTTGTTACTCCAAGCTGCTTGGCCAACTCGGTGAGGCTGATTCCCTTCTCAGAGCGAGCCTCTCTAACCTTCTCTCCAAAGTTCATGTCAGCCTCCATAGCATCCGAAGCTTACGCACTGTCATAGTAGCTGTCAAACTCCCTGTCTTGCAGCCACCCGAAGGGCTCCGGGAGGTGAAGCGTCAGCTTCCCTGGGGCACCGTTTCGCTGCTTTGCGATTCGGACAATGAAGTCCGTGAAGTTGGCCGTTGGATCCCGGTTGAACGGCCTATCTACGAAGAGGATGGAGTCAGCGTCCTGCTCAATCTGCCCAGACTCTCTGAGGTCAGACATCTGCGGCATGTTGCCGGTGCGCTTCTCAATCTCTCTGTTCATCTGCACCACGGTGATAATCGGCACCAGAAGCTCGTTAGCGAGGGCTTTCAGCTCTCTGGATGCCTGTGCAACCTCCTGCTCCCTGCTTCTGCCTTTGCACTCCACGAGCTGGAGGTAGTCGATCACCACAACGCTGATCCCATGCTTTCTCACCGCAGTCTTCGTGTACTCGATGATCCTCTCCAGCTTTCGGTTGCCGAAGTCCACCAGCACAGGGAGTCCCTTGAAGGACTCGTTAGCGAAGACGGCAGCTTCCTTGAGGTCGTCAACCGAGCGCCTTGTGCTCTGCCCTAGCCCCATCTCTGCTGCTGAGATCCGCTTAGCCACCGAAGGCTTCGACATCTCCAGAGAGATGAACAGCCCCTTGGTACCTTCCTTCCTCGCCATACGCTGCAACAGGCTGAGTGCGAAGTGGCTCTTCCCGGTAGACGGTCTGGCCGCAATCACCACCATGTCTCCGGGCTCGATCTCCAACATCGAGTCCATCAGCGCATAGCCGGTCCTTACCTGCTTGGTCGTCTTGCTGCCGGAAGCCACAGCGACAACGTCCTCTGTACCCTCCCGCATGATGTCGCCAATCCAAGCCTCCGTATCGGACAAGACCTCGGTCCGGGCCACTATCTCCGGCACATCGCCAGGACGCTCCTTCGTCCAGTCACACCAATCGCCCTTGAAGCCTGTTGGCCAGCGAACAGACATCGCCTTGGCACCAAGGCCCTCGAATATCTGAGAGCAGCGCTCCGTGTTCTTCACACCGGCTTCGTCGGAGTCGAAGGCAATGACAACCTCGTCAGACGGCCTCAGACGCTTCAGGATGCGCTCAGATCGATTCTGGTTGAGCCAGCCGACCCCAGGTATCCCCAGAGCGCTAAGCCCCAGCTGAGAGAGCACTACGGCATCAAGAGCCCCCTCCACCAGAAACACCCTACCCGGCAGCTCCTTGGTCGCCGGGAGGTTGTACGGCAGTGGAACAGTGCCCTTGATGTGCCTGTACTTGGGCTGAGTGCCTATATCGCCGCTTCTGGACACCCTTCTGAACTGGATATGGGCAACCGATCCAGTGTCAGTGAGGTAGGGGATCGCAAGGTGATATGCGAATCCGAAGGGGCAAAACAGGCTGTCACTGCTCTGAGACTTCCTCGCCAGCCCCAGATTCACGCAGATCTCCACGCTGGTGGCCCTAATCGCAGCCCCCATAGCGCCACTGGCCTTGTTCTCATGAATGTCGGTGATACGGAAGTTCTTAGCTGTAGCAGCCTCTATCCCGCGCTCCGACGTAAGCCAGTCCATCCCGAACTGCTCTATCTCACCCAGGGCTCCGATGAATGCAGAGCAAGCGGCAATCCGCTGGGAATTGCTCACCTCCGGTGCAGCCTCTTTAACCTGGGGGTATTGAACCTTCGCCCCGTTGAGCGACGGTCCGTTAATCCAATCAAGAGCACCCATGTTGTCGCAGTCACGGAGCCAGCAGACAAGGTCTACAACGTCCCCAGCCTTCTGGCATCCGTGGCACTTGAACTTCTGGGATCCAGACTTGGCGTAGAAGGACAGGGAGGGACTACCGTTCCCAGGACCACGGCTGTGGTCAGGGCAGTAAGCCATCCCCTTGTTCCTTGCCAGCACCACCCCTAGTGCCTCCGCAATTTGACGAATGTCGTGCTCTCTAGCCTCAGCAAACCTGTTCTCATTCATACCGGCAACAACCCCAATTCATAGCGAACGTCAGTGACGATCTGGTCAACAGCCCAGGTGAGAGCCCGGTCGCTCTCAGCCCTTGCAAATCCATCCTTCAAAACCTGCTTCAGTGGATCGGGGTCGTAAGGATCCCCGTTACCGTTCAACTTCCCCCGGACGACAGCGGACAGAGCACCCCTGAACGGAAGCTTCTCTGTGGTCATGTCCTGGCCAGAGAGAACGAACATATCGTCTCTGAGGTCGCGAGTAATGCTGATCCCATCGACAACCATCGAATGCTCGTGACGGCTCTCCTGAACAGCCTTGTCCCGCTCACGCTTATTCATACCGCTCCAGTGCTTCACGCCACCCTCCGCGCGGATCTTCGTCTCCTCCTTGTAGCCAGACGCACGGTTGAACCATCCGGCCAGGAATCTGCGGATCGCAGACTTCGGCTTCTTCTGACTCAACTCCCAAGCGCGGGCCTTCTTCGCCTCAGCGAGAAGATCCATCTCGGGATGGGCGTCCTGCTGAACCGAAATCCAGCCCGACAACGGCTTCCCACGAGCAATCAAATCACCCCACTGAGCGGTCAGATATTTCGCCAGCCCCTCGTGCGCGGGTGCGCCTACGGGCGCGGGCACATTGACGGAACCTTCGGTTCCTCGTTCCACGCTTGCGGGCGTGCCCACACGATGCACATGCGCTTGCGCCCCCGCGAGGGGGAAACACGCGAGCAACGCATCCCCGGACAAAATCCCCCGCTCGGTCAACGCAGTCAGCCCAGCGGAGACAACCCCCACCGGAACTCTCGTCACAGCCGACAGATACAACGGATCGAGCGAGTCTCGCTCAATCCTCCCGGCGTCAGACAACAACCACAGGACCGGATACAAGAGCACCCCTTCCCAGGCTGCGCCCACGATCTTTGGGTGAGTCAAATAGCTTCGTTCCATGGATGACCTCCGAGTTGAAAGCCGAGAGTACGCCTAGTCAGCTTACGGTGTCAACTGCGCTCTGAACTTTACCGAAAAGCCGGGACGCGCACAGGCTGTCTGTGGTAGTGTTCACTCCTCAGCAAGCCACCCCAGGCTGGTAGGTCCCCGGCACACACCCATCCCCCCTTGCCGGGGACCTACGCTGAGGGGGTCACAATGTCCACAGCCTGGAATCAGGATCAGCTCTTCAGCTCCAAGTCCACCGACTGGTCTACGCCCGAGAAGCTGTTCAATGAGCTAAACGACGAGTTCCAGTTCGACCTAGACGCTGCCGCATCGCTACACAACAACAGATGCCCCTGCTACCTAGACGAAGACCTCGATGCACTCTCCGTATGGTCCTGGCACACCCCGATCTACGTCAAAGACCAGGGAGGCAACTCCATACACCCAGCATCTCCCCGTAGATCTATCTTCCTCAACCCACCCTGGGGCCGATCCATCGGTAAATGGCTCCAAAAAGCCTACGAAGAGTCCAGATCAGCCCTGGGCATAGGCCCAACCATCGTCTGCCTCGTCCCAGCATGCACAGACACACGCTGG